AGATGAATCTTACAAGCTAAACAATAAAGACGTTAGAGCTGTGAAAGAACAAATATTAAACGGCGTAGATATAATAATAAAAGAACTAGAGAAACAGTCCGTACCGGTTAAAGATAAAATAGACGATATAGCTATTATATCCACAAACAATGATAAGGCTTTAGGTTCTATTATTGCAGACGCATTTAAGAAAGTAGGAGACGCAGGCTTAGTAGTCATGGAGCCATCGATAGAAGGAGAAACAAGTGTTGAAATTGTAGAGGGTGTAGAATATAATAAAGGATTATTAAATCCTAACTTTATAACAAACAAGGATACAGGTACAGCAGAGCTAGACAATCCTCTAGTTTTACTTATAGATTCAAAGGTTGATTCAATAAGGCAAATACAACCAGTACTAGAACACGTTATAAAAACAAAAGAACCTTTATTAATTATTGGAGAAGTAGAAGCAAATGTTATGTCCGCTTTGCTTATGAATAAAATGAAGGGCAATATAAAAATAAACGTCCTAGATTCTCCAGCATACGGCCTTAGACGTAAAGAAATACTAGATGACTTAGCTCTACTCACAGGAGCAACTGTTGTTAATGAAGACTTAGGTGATGACTTGAGTTCTATAGAAGTAGATTATCTAGGTCGTTGTATTAAGGTTGTTACTGAGAAAGATAAGTCTATAATTAGAGTTGAAAAAGATTCAGAAGAAGTTGAGTCCATAATAAACCAGATACGATCTAAATTACTAGAAACTAATAAAGAACATGTTAGGGTAGGTTTAGAACAAAGACTAGCTAGACTAAGCGCTAAGGTGGCAGTGGTTAAAGTTGGAGCTAATTCAGCTATAGAATTAAAAGAAAAGCAAGATAGAGTAGAAGATGCTATATGCGCTACAAGAGCCGCTATAAAAGAAGGTATAGTACCAGGTGGTGGTATAGCTTTGTTAAATGCTTCAAAGGTTTTAGATAAAAAAATACCTGGAGAAAGTATATTAAGAAAAGCTATTAAAGCACCGTATAAAGCAATTTTAAAGAACGCTGGTCTTGAGGTGGATGAACCTAAGGAGATAGGCGAAGGAATAAATGTGGTTACAGGTAATATGGTAAATATGATTAAGGCTGGTATTATAGATCCGCTTCTTGTAACAAAGAGCGCCCTTAAAAATGCGGCTTCAGTAGCGACGACAATACTATCAACTGATTGTGTAATTAATAATATTAGAATTGATGAAAGCGGTAGGTAGTTATTTACTAGTTAATAAACTAGAAAAGAAAACAACTAAAACCGAAGGAGGTTTGTTGTTATCTGAAAACGATAGAGATGATATTAGATATGTTCAAGCAGAGGTGATAGATCCAGGTGATCAATCGTTTCTTAAAAAGAACGACCATATATTTTATGACAAGCATGCAGGTCACAATATAGAGCATGATGGTAAAAAATTACAAGTAATAAAAGTTCAGGATATTGTCGTTGTGATATGAAAAGGCTAGAGGCAGGAGATCTAAAAGATTTCAATCTGCTAAAACATTACCGTACGATACGCAAATGGGCCTGTAGAAACAACGACCTAACTGATGCTGAGCTAGAGTTACTTATATATTTAGATTGTATAGATATGTTTACAATCGATGATTTTAAAATGGGGAGTTATTCATTTAGCTGGAACAACAGAAGATGGAACAAACTTATTCAAGAAGGCTGGGTAACAGTTTGGAGGAAAAGAAATAGAACAACCCAAAAATATAACATATATAAGGTTTCTTTTAAAGGTAAACAACTTATAAGAAAAGTCTATAGAATAATGACTGGAGAAGATGATATACCTACAAGTGAAAGAAGAAACTCTATAATGCAAGGAAAAACATACATGGATAAAGTATTACAAACATCTGTGTATAATGTTAATAGAGATAAAAATAGATAATTATGGCAGCAGGAACAGCAGCATCAGCATCAGCAGGCGGATCGTCTGGAGGAGTAGGAGGAAATTTACCATTCATGGGCGGTGGTTTTGGAGGAGCGATTGATTATATGAGACAGCAGGTAATGAACAAAAATAAAGCTACAGCAAGTGCCACGGCAAGAGCTGGCGCGAAAGGAATTGGTGGTGGCATGGGAAAAAGAATGGGTTCGATAGAATCTAGACTAGATGCGTTAGAAGGTGGAGGTGGAGATGGTGTCGCTGCAGTAGGTATTGGAGGAGCACCAAATACGCCATTAGCAGAAGTAACATCAGGTGTAATGCCTGAGTCACCTGGTTCATTATCAGAAGCAATGCCCGCGCCAGCTGGAGCATCTATGGATATGTTTGGAAGTGAGTTTGCAAGAAGTGCTGCAGTTGGAGCTGCGAGAATGAGAATAAATAAAAAAATATAACATGGATTTAAAAAGTAAAATGATTATCGATACACCTCAGTTAGAAGGTCAAGTAGGAGAAAATGCTATATGGGATGGCCCATTAAACTTAGCTGCCTTTCCAAAAGGCAAAGGAAGTTCTAGCGGTATAACGGGTATGAAACTAAATCAAGCCAGTGTGCCTTACAAGCCACTTAACGCAGTTCTTTGCGCTCAAGGTAGAGAATATTAAAAAAATAAACATGGGACAATTTGGAAATCAACCTGACTTCATAACAGAAATTAAGTTTGGAGGAGGTAGTACTAGTTACGGAGGAAGTGATACTATAGACTTTACTACGTTTTTAAACGGATCAGCTATATACGTTGGAGACTCTACAACTGGAACTGACATAAAAGTAATAATGACAGGAGTAACAGCTCCTCTTCCTGCTGGTGGGCTTCCAACAGCGGCGGATGCTATAACAATAAAAGGTGTTCAAACTGGAGATAAGCTACCTTTTATAGTAGACTATGTGTTAGCCACAGGAACTTCAGCTAGCGAATTAATAATAGGTAAATAATCTAAAACATGGCAACATACGAAGACGGACATCACGGAGAATACAGCGGAAACTCTAGACATTCTAGAGTAACAAGTCACAATTTTGCGGCTACAAGAAGAGACGATCAAGCGCACATGCAGTATCTAAAAGAAGATGTAGACTACGACAACAAGCATGGTCACAGCGATATAGATATGACAGCTGACGAAAAGCATATATCAAAACTAGCAGGTGATCTTAAATACGATGACAAGCATCACGGAGCTGCTAGACATACAACCGCTCATTCTACTGAAGAGTATATGGGACGTAAGGACAAAGCTATAAAAGCTAATGCTGACGTTTAAATTTTAACAAAACAGAGAAAACTGTAATAAATCAAAAAACAAGTATCAATTAACAAATAAAAACAAAAATTATGGCAGCAAGTTTTATTGCACTAGAAGTAATCGAGTCAGTAGGTGGAGCCTTTGACAACGGAGAATTATTAATAAACAAAGATAATATTTTATCTATTCAGCAAAATGCTGCTGATACGGTTAAGATTTTCGTATCATCTCCTTCACCAAATGACGAGGTAACAGTTACACTATCAACGTCACGAACAGGAGCAGTAGTTGCTCCAGTAATGGCAGATCAAGGTTTAGGAACTAAAGCATTTAATTACGCTTTAACAGCTAATCCAGGCGGTGTCAAAGCTAAAGTTTTCTTAGGAAAAGACGACAATGGCGCTCAGATGTATGTTAGAAATGTAGTATTCATTTAGATGAAATCTAAGGGGCTAGGTGATAGCATAGCAAATTTAACACAAAAAACAGGTATTAAGCACGTTGTTGACATTGTCTCCGACGGGCTTAATATCAATTGTGGCTGTAACAACAGGCAAGAGTGGTTTAATAACAAATTTCCTTATAGAAACAAGAATGGCGTTTAACATAAAATCTTTTTTTAATCTTAACAAAATGAATACATCTGTGTTTGAAAGAGATATGGGTGATGATCCCGTGTTTGCAAGAACACCTAAAAATGGAGTTATTATTTTAAATAAAAATGCTGTTAAAAATTCTAGTAAAAAAGAACTAGACAATACCATAGCGCACGAGCAAGTACACGTTGACCAATTTAAAAGTGGTGAACTAGATTACAACGTTGGTGCTGGTAAGGTAATGTTTAAAGGAAAAGAATATGACTACTCTGTTATGCAAGCAGGAAAAGGCCCTTGGGAAAAACCAGCGTATGCTGCAGAGAAAAAGTAGCTTATTAATATTTTGTGTAATGATATAATAGAGAATAACAATTAAATCTAATTATATGAAAAAATTAATCATTGCATTATTTATTACGCTATCTTCATTAAGTCTTAAAGCTCAAGAGAAATTTAACGGTGTATGGAAATCTGAAGGAACAACATATATAACTACTATATTAGCAAGTGAATATTCTGTTCTTTCAATAACAAACACTAGCTTCCACGAGCTAAAGACATTAAACGAAAATATATTAAAACAAACAAAAAACAAATTAACTACAAATATACATAACAAGGACAACGGTTATGCCGCTGAAATAGAATACGAATTACTAGATGATAATACAATCTCAAGCACGTACTCTACATTTCCAGGAGAAGTATATATACTAAGAAAAATTAACGTTAATAAATAAACAATATGCCTAAAAAAATGAAACCTAGCGCTACAGCCAAGAAAGCTGCAGGGCCTAAAAAAAGGATGAAAACAAATCAAGACGGTGGTAGCATACTAGCTGAGGATCCAGGAGCTGCAGGAAAACAATTAGTGGCCAACCAAAAAGGTGCAGCAAAAACCTATGGAGGTAATAAGGGTGATGAGTCAGCTAAGACGAAAGCTAAGGTTAAAACCGTAAAAGAAAATGCTACAAAGGATTATGAAGGCGGCGCAAGAATGGGCTACTCTCAAAAGTTTGGTGCCGGACGAATGAATGGTTACGATATGGGAGCTGCTAAAGTAGATGACATAATGAAAGGTGGTGCTAAAATGATGGCAAAAGGACCTGGTCAAATGAAAGATATTAAGAGTGGAAAAATGACCACCTTAACAACTGGTATGACCGAGAAAAATCCAGAAGGTTATCAAATAAGCGTTAATGAAAATGCTGGATATGCTAATATGGCTAGAGAACTTGGTGGCAATACACTGCCAAATGTTTTTAGAAGTGTTACTCACACTGAAGACACTGATCCGGCTGCGCTAAATATTAGCCAAGAAGAAAAGAAAAGAAGACAAAAAGCAACTTATCCAAAAAACTAATGTATTCAAAAAAAGGATATTTAAAAAATAGTCCTGACGTAAATAAAAAAACTAACTTAATAGCTGGTAATAAAATTACCATGAAAGGTGTTGAGCATAAGGTTTTAGGTATGGACGACAGAGGTTATACTACTATTATGTATCCAGGGTATGATTACATTTTTCCAAATGGAAAAGAAGTATTAGAAATTAAATTAAATAAATAACATTGGACAAGATAATTCAATGGCTTACAGGTGGCGTTATCAGCGAGGTTGGTAACGTCATCGATAAGCTTACAACTACCAAAGAAGAGAAGCTTGAAGCCAAAAGGCTAATGGTTGAAATTCTAGAGAAAGCAGATAGTGAGGCCCAGTCGCAAGTAACCGAAAGGTGGAAGTCGGACATGGCGTCAGATAGTATGCTCTCGAAAAATATACGCCCTATGGTTCTTATATACTTAACAGTTATATTTACTATGTGTGCGTTTTTTGATGGTAATGTAGGGCACTTTAAAATAGCGGAAGAGTATATACCGATATTTCAAACCCTTTTAGTGACAGTATACGGTGCTTACTTTATAGGTCGTAGCTGGGAGAAAGCTAAAAAAATTCATGCTATTAAACTTAGTGAATTAAATTAAATTAAATCAAATGAATAAAATAGAAGACAAAGAATTAGAGAAAGTAGTCGATCAACAAAAAAAAATAAACGAAATTCTAACCAATATAGGAATATTAGAAACTCAAAAACACAGTTTACTCCATAACATATCTACTATTAATAAAAGCATGGAGGAATTGAAAAATGATTTAGAAGGAAAATACGGACCTATAAATATAAATCTAGAAGACGGTACGTATACTAAATTAAAAAAGAAGATCAAGATGAATAAAATCATAAGAAAAATTAGCGTAGGCGCTGATTACAAAAATGATGCTATGCATTATTCTGTTGGTCAAGAAGTTTATGGAGGACATACTATATCTCATATTTTATTAGAAGATAAAGACTCATCATATAACGTATACATTAAAAAAAACGAAGAGATATTGCCATGGAAAAAATTTAATTCCAATATGGCTATCTCTATCGAGTATGATTTAAAATACTAATGAGGAGCGTCTACGATTTTATCGTTAAGCCCATAGGTGAAAGATACGCAAATACAAAAAAAATTGAAGGCAAAGAGTTAATTTTAAATACTAAAATAGAAAGCTGGAAGTTTGTAAATAGGTTTGCTGAAGTAGTATCAACCCCTCTTGCTGTTTCAACACCTATTAAAAAAGGTGATATAATCATAATGCATCAGAATGTATTTAGAAGATTCTATAACATGCAGGGCAAGCAGACAAACAGTAGATCTTATTTTAAAGATGACTTGTATTTTGCTGGTGTTGATCAAGTTTACTTATACAAAAGATCAAATACATGGAAATCGATTAATGATCGTTGTTTCATAATACCAATTAAAGAAACAGAACTTCTAATGAATAATAAAGAAGCAAACAATATTGGTATACTAAAAATAGGTAATAGCTCCTTAGAAGAGCTAGGAATAACTCCAGGACACACGGTAACATTTAAAGCCGGGTCTGAATGGGAGTTTAATATAGACGGAGAACGTTTATATTGTATGAAATCAAATGATATTTTATTAGAACATGGATACAAAGAAGACGAAGAGGAATATAATCCTAGCTGGGCAGATAGCCGTTGAAGAATTAATAAAAGTAGCTAAAGAAGCTATAGTTGATTCAGATGACGATATATCCGCAGATAGATTAAAAAATGCAGCAGCTACTAAAAAGCTAGCTATATTCGATGCTTTTGAAATATTACAAAGGATTCAAGAAGAGGAAGCTATATTAAATGAAAAGCCTAGAGACAGTAAAGAAAAAACTTTTAAAGGCTTTGCAGAGGGGAGATCTAAATAATGTATACTCAAAGTTTATATAAAGTATTAGATGATCATATCAAGCCTCATATTATTAAAAAAAATAATAGGTATAAGAAATGGGAGTACGGCTACAATAAAGAGCATGACGTTGTAGTTATAAGTAAGACGGGGGAAATAGGTGAAATATACGATATACAAAATCTAAAAATAGCTTTACCTAAACCAGCAGATATTGTAAAATTTAAAAGCAAGTCCTGGCAAAGAACAGAATTACCAGATGATTTAAAGAAAATAAAAACAATATTTGACTGGGAAAATTATCCTATAGATTTCAAAGAAAAATGGTATGATTATATCGATAAAGAATTTACTAGACGAGAACAAGGTTTTTGGTTCAATAATAAGGATCTGGATACTTACATTACTGGTACTCACTTTATGTACCTGCAGTGGTCCAAGATTGATGTTGGGAAACCAGACTTTAGAGAGTCAAATAGATTATTCTTCATTTTCTGGGAAGCTTGCAAGGCAGACCACAGGTCTTATGGAATGTGTTATCTTAAAAACCGTAGATCAGGATTTTCCTTCATGTCCTCGGCTGAGACCGTCAATCTTGCGACAATATCCTCGGATTCACGGTACGGAATATTGTCCAAATCAGGACCTGATGCTAAGTCAATGTTCACAGATAAGGTTGTACCAATATCGGTTAATTATCCATTTTTCTTCAAACCAATACAGGACGGTATGGACAGGCCAAAAACCGAGCTCGCATATAGAGTACCAGCCTCCAAGTTTACACGTAAGAAACTTGACACAAACGAAACGGTTAAAGAAATCACGGGTCTTGATACCACGATCGACTGGAAGAACACAGGGGACAACTCGTATGACGGTGAGAAACTCAAACTCCTCGTCCACGATGAATCGGGTAAATGGGAAAGGCCGAACAATATCCTCAACAACTGGAGGGTTACAAAAACAACATTAAGACTAGGTAGTAGAGTCATAGGTAAATGCATGATGGGGTCAACCTCAAATGCCTTAGATAAAGGTGGCGAAAATTATAAAAAACTCTATTATGATTCAGACGTTACAAAGCGAAATCGCAACGGGCAAACTCGTTCGGGATTATATAGTCTGTTCGTTCCTATGGAATGGAACTACGAAGGATACATTGATTCTTTTGGATTACCTGTATTCGAAACACCAGAAACTGAAACTCTTGGACCAAATGGAGATATAATAGATTTAGGTGTAATAGATTATTGGCAAAATGAAGTTGATGGCTTAAAAGGAGATCAAGATGCTTTAAACGAATTTTATAGACAATTTCCAAGGACTGAAGAGCATGCGTTTAGAGACGAAGCAAAACAATCATTATTTAATCTAACTAAGATATATGAACAAGTAGATTTTAATGGTGACTTAAGACATAGCTCGCTTGTAACAAAAGGTAGCTTTCAATGGAGAGACGGGATAAAGGATACTAGCGTTATATTTGTTCCAAATAATAGCGGAAGATTTTTAATAACTTGGGTTCCACCTGAAAACCTACAAAATCGTGTAATAGTAAAGAGTGGGATTAAATACCCTGGCAATGATGGCTTGGGAGCATTTGGTTGTGATAGTTACGATATATCAGGAACAGTAGACAATAGAGGTTCCAATGGAGCTCTTCATGGTTTAACTAGTTTTAGCATGTTGGACGTACCGCCTAATCACTTTTTTTTAGAATACATTGCAAGACCTCAGACAGCTGAGATATTTTTTGAAGATGTTTTAATGGCTTGTGTTTTTTATGGCATGCCAATACTTTGTGAAAATAATAAACCTAGACTACTTTACCATTTTAAGCGTAGAGGATATAGAGGTTTTTCAATGAATAGACCAGATAAAGTATATAATAAACTGTCTATAACTGAAAGAGAAATTGGTGGTATACCAAACTCAAGCGAAGATATAAAACAAGCACACGCCGCTGCTATAGAAACTTACATAGAGAGCTTTGTAGGTTTGCAGGACAAAGGCTATGGTGATATGTATTTTCAAAGTCGATGCAGTCTTTATAAGACTTTCCAAATCCAAAAATAAAATCACTAAAATCACGAACACTGAGGTAAATAGTATTGAAAATGTTGGAGTTCCTCTCTTAGACACCTTCGCAACAAAAAGATATTACCTTGGCTGACAGATGAGCTTGCTTTAAAATATGGGTTCTAAAAGC